ATTCATTCTATCTAAATCAAAGTTCATTGCGCCTAACACATTATGTAATTTTTTATCTAATACTGCTTCTTCCATGCCATCTTCATCAAACGGCAAATCTTTAAACCACTGTGGCAGTTTAAGTTCATCTGTAGGATATGCTACACTCGTATACCCCATTGGATTATTCTTAAGTCTGCATACAATAACTTTAGCACCATCAGTAACTGGCATACTATAATTGTCGCTGTTTGCTTTTTTAAGATTGTTCCAATTAATACTTGCTCTAACATGGCCTGGAATCATATTACTTTTGCCTTCATTTTTTACTGCTTCTAACTTATGCAGTCTATAGTTTTCTGGTACTGATGCTTGTTCTAACAACTTCTGTGTGTACATAGTTAAGTTGTTACATCTTTTAGGCATACCTTTGAGCCACGGGTCTAAACTTTTAAACTCTGCTTTGAGTTCTTTTATTCTTGCAATAACTTTGTCTTCACCTTCTGCATTAAGCGACATAAGTAGTAATTCTTCTAACCAATCTTGCACAAACTCTGGAGTATCTGATCTTTTGATATCTAACCCCATGATCTTTAGTTTGCCACCTTCTGGACGCCAACCTTCTAAGTCTAATACATTAATTGCATATCTTTTCTTTGTAATAAAAAGACCTGATCTACCAACTACCTCTCTACCTGCTTTCATAACTTGTCCTGCTACTAACGGAACATTAAATGTGTCTTTTAACCATTGAGGGAATGTATCACTAACAGTATCTGAAATATGATCATATAACTTAGTAGCACTTTCTAAATTTAATTCTTCGCCTTCTGGCAAGGCACTAGTGGCAGTAAAGTACACAGAGTCAGTGTCACCGTAAATAATTGTATCTCCGGTATGATCATATTCACCAGTGAGCATTTTATTTGTTTCTGCACCCATATGTTTTGTAATCATTCTGCCTGTAAGTGTAGTACTCTGACCAATACGTTTATCAAAGAACCTACAGCCTGGATTCAATATCGCACCATACAAACTGTTCAAGTTAATCTTTTTAACCAATTGCCTCTTATCCCAAAATGCCTTCTCGGCATCAGTAGTTGCCTCTTTCTTTTTGGCCTGTAGTTCTTGCCTTTCTGCATACCAACGCTCTAACAAACCCGGCACAATGCCTTGCACATCAGTTGTAAATATTGTACCATTAGCACTAATGTTCCATGGCTGGCCGCTATTGAATACTAAGTTATATACGTCAGCACCTGTTACTTCATGTGTAGTACCATCTTCCATGTCTAAATGTATTGTGTGATTAACATCTTTGGCCATAGTCATTTCATATTCATTGCTACCGAACTTGCCTAACCAAGCATCTGCAAATGATTTCTTTTCTAATGAAATCTTTTCATTTATTTCTTGTTCTGTATAATCTTGTCTAAGTTGTCCCACAATCGTTTCTGCACCCATGTTCAATGCTCTGAACACACTAGGATATAGACTGTTCAAGTCCATACTACCTATCCATTCATGGAATCCTTTTTTAGGAAAAGCCACATAGGCACCTGCCGCTGTAGTATCTTCTTCAGGTACACGTTTTCTATCTGGTACAACCATATTGCGTCTATGTGCTTCATTAATAATTGCTTGTTCTGTAGTTGCTACAGCACCCATTGTTACAGGAAGTAATACAGTATTGTCATGTGCAATAGTGTTAGCCAAGTCAATGAACTGTAGTTTTTGATCTAACTTATGTAATAAAATTGTGTCTTGAATATTATACTCTAAAAACTTGAGAAAGTCATGATTGTAAAGTCTATCTAAACTACCTTCATAGGCTACCTTCTTTTCACCTACTTCCATTTCACCAATATAGTCTAGTCTATAACTGTGTCGCTCTTCATAGTTATACTTTCTATACAGTTGTAAATAGTCTAAATGTACACGACCTATAAGGTCATAACTAACATTTTCGTTACCATACTGCTCAAACTTTCTTTCTTTAGGCAACTTGTTCATAAGGCACATACGTCTAGTCTGTGCTTTACCTAACGTTCTAATTATACGATTCATTGTGTAAGGAATATCGTAACCTTCTGAATTCCAACCACTTAGTACATCTGCATCTTCTATAAGATCTAGAAATGTTTCTAACATCTCTGCTTCAGTCCTATATAAGATAACTTCTGGAAGTTCTGTTGCAATTTCTTGTGCTTGTTCCCAAGTTAAAGTCTTAGGCGGAACTGCTAAACATATCATTGCATCCATCCAATCTAAATAAACACCTATTGCAGTAATTGGTGTAAAGGGATCGTTAGGTGAACTATATCCACGTTGTGGATCAAAGTCTACCTCAATATCAAAAAATGCTGTATGCAGTTTGGGAGGTTCTGCTCCGTTGAAATGCTTTGCTAGTGTTTTATTGATTGGCCTAACATCACTTTCATACAATCCGTTGTGTTTATTAATACCAACATTTTTTCTAAAATCTTTTTCTGATTTACACCTAACTTCAGATACTGATTCCCCATATATACTCTTATGCTTACCTCTAGGATCTTTATAAAAAAAGTTGTATTCAGGTTGTAATTCTGTGTAGATTCGTTTGCCGTCAACACGCTCGACAACTGTAATAATGTCCTTAGTTTTATCGTGGAAGGCGTCTACATAACTCATACTTGTATTGTACAGCAGATTAGTGCTGAAGTCAAATGATTATTAAAGGGTTTTACCAACGACTTCTAAAATTGTTTCTAATTCGTCAAAGTTATTACGTTCATCTGTAAACTTAGCCTTATGTGCAACTTTTACGGCTTTCATTAAAATGCTTGGTTTTAATTGCATTTCTTCTGCTATAGCCTTTACAGTATCACGTAAGCCTTCATTTAGAGCATCTACTTCGTAAAGTACTTGGTCGCCTTCTTGAATTAATTTTTTAAGTCTTGCGATTTCTTCTTGATTGAATGTTTTGTTGAATCCTGACATATTTACCTCTTTGTATCAACATTAATATTTATTTGTGTTGTAACAGTATAACAGGTATTATCGGCTAAGTCAACTGTTATTTGAGGTTTATATTAATATCTAAAGGTTCAGATATAGTTGGAGTAGTTTTATCGGTTGGTATATTAAATGTTAATACGCCTTTGTATCCTGGAAAAGGTTGAAAAGTAATTTGTTCTAAGATGTTTCTATCAGTAACCCTATTATTATTTTCATCAAATGCAACAAATTCGTTGTCCACGTAATGGACTGTTATGATCATACTTCTACTGATGCTTCAAATGTAAATTGTATATCTTCGAACTCATCAAAAAGAACTTCTGATATTTTATCGCCTTCTTCTGCATCAATCTCGTCTACAAGAATAATTTCATATATCCACATATCGCCTTCAGAATCTTCGCTGGTATAACCAATAACTTCTATACCAACTTGTTCTTTTTCTTCATCGTATGCAGTAAGTACTTTTGTTGGTACAACACTTTGCACAATGTCGTGATACACAATAACGTCCTCATCGCTGAGTTCTTCTCGTGTCAACATTCTTACAAAGTGTTTAGTGAACATATAATTTACTTACCTTTAGCAAATGCTTGAGCACCAAAGAATGCGGCAACAATACCTGCTACTGCTACAAAGTATGTTGGTGCCATACTGCCTAGTGTTTTTTGTGCTTCATCTAAGCCGGCTAAACTTGCAACTACAACCGCAAACGGATATAATAGCATTCCAAATAATGAGAACCATGCCATCTTACGTTGGGCATCTCTCATAGCATCTGCGTCTTCTAATTCTTTACGTTTAAATTCGAGGTACATAGCCTCTTCTGCTTTTGACACTTTACCATCTCCGTTTGTATCGGCAGGATGGTGTGTCGCTGTTTTGGTTACTTCTTCGGTCATGTAATACTCCTACCTATTGTAGTAGTATTTATCAGTTATTAATGACTTCAGATATATTAGTTCTATTGATAATAGTTTCAATACCGTTGTGATAACGTCCTCTATTTTGAGATTTTACATAGCCTTCAATTTTAATATTGGTGCCTGGCTTTATAAGTTTATCAGCAAAAAATTTAAGAATATGTTTATCGTCTACACTACATGAAATTAGATAACTCATTGTCTTAGGAATATATCGTACATATTCAATAGTTGCATCAAAAGAACTTCTATTATTTAATTCTCCAATTGCTTGGCTAGTAGTAGATAATTGTGTTTCTCTACTAGTCCAATTGTCTTGATCTATCTTATTAATATATACTCTAGGTAAACTAGAAGCCATTCCGA